CCATTTCAGTCATATTGGTACCACCTTGCAGCAAGGCAAATGCTTCGTCAAGAGGAATATCTTTTGCGGCAGCAATGCGCTTAGCCAGTTGCACAGCGCGAATGGTGGCTTGACTTTGAACCTTGCTTAATTCTTCTTGCTCAATGCCTTCCGCAACAAGCCACCCGCCATGCTTCCGAAGCCTCACCTTAGAAGTAAGTTCAAAATATTCAGGCTCTTCGCTTTGCAGGAGAAAACTATACTTGCTCATGATCAAGAACGTTCAGAATGGCATTGAATACCTTCACCCTTTCACTCTGAGAGCGAAATTCCTTAGGCACTTCAACTAAAAAAGTGTGGTCTTCGCTTGAAATTCTAATGGTATCTTCTGGAAATGCCATAAGGCAGAGGATGCCTGCTTCAATACTGGCGCCTTCATAGAGGCAATTGATGGCATGTACCCTGCCATCTTCGCTCCGAAGATAATCAAGCTGCATTTAAGCGCTCTAGTGCTTGTGCTGTTCTCAACGTTAATGCCCTGCCGGGCGCCTTTCTAAAGAAGGACGATGGAATGGAAATGTCATCAGTAAATGGGCGAGCTGTTACATTGGAGCCAATGCCTTCATGCACATACCAGGCATATTCGTTTCCAGAATTATTAGTGGCGTTCCAATGCCAAGACGCTTGAGCCCCATTAGTGCCTTGCGTAAAACGAAAACTATTGATTCCGCTTTGGTAAAGCTCTCCAAGGTCATAAATATCACGCGGACTGGTAACCACTAGGCCATTCTTACGTTCAGTAGCGCCATCATATTCCCATTTGTCTTCTTTAAATTGATCCTGCCAATGGGCATCATTAATATCTTCTGACGCCCATAGTCCAAAAGCATCAATCAGTGCCTGTTCAATTATTTTTTGGCCGATTAATTTAGCGCTAACAACTGCCATAACTAAGGACCAGGATAAAGACGGCGAACTGTCATATCAGGAATGATGAATCTGCAGCGCTCGTAAGCAATATCATCACCAGGCGTAAATCGTAATGACGCATCAGGAAAGCGCCTTACCATTCGATCCATGGCCTCTTCAATTTCCTTGCCATCGGGGTTGTATTGCACCAACACTACCTCCCATTGCTGCAGGACAGTCACAATACCCACACCAGCTTCAGGCAAGCGCTCTGGATATTGGCGAATGGTTGCTTCTAAGCCGTTTACTTTCCACTCACTTGGTACGCTTTTTTGTCCCACCACATAAATGGCGGGAATAATTTTGCCATCAGGAAGCGTATAGTTGCCAATTAAATTTGGTGATCCAGACAAAAGGGCAACAATGGTCTCCCGAAGCTGAGAAATGTTCACAATAAAAAGCCTCCCCGTAAGGAGAGGCTAACAGAAAACAATGGAAACAAGGCTCAGGTGTTGGGTGCAATCGGAATGAGAGAGCCGGTGTTGCTGGCATTCTGATGGATGCCAATACGACCACGGCTAATCAGATCGAAAGTGCATTCCACAAGATTATCGGCAGGATAAGCTTCGCTGTAGTTCATCACAGCAGCGACAAAAGCCACTCGGTCATAGAAGAACGTAGTGCCGCTGACGCCCAGTTGCTTGTTGATTTCAACGTAGACTTCCTGGTTCTTGTTGTAGCGAGAAGCAGCAATAACTTGGAAGGCTTCGTCAAAGCTGTTCGGGATGAACACAGTACCATCCACATCCTTCTGGAAGTAGGAGGTGATGGAAGCAGTGGCCTGCGAAGTGACGATCACGCTATCTGCAAAGCCGCCACCGCCAAGCAGGTAGAACTCCGTGTTGCCATCATTAAAGGCGACAGAAGCCGTGGTGGCTGCTTGGAGGGTGAAAAGAGTCGGAACGCCACTTGCCGTAAAGGTGGCGCCACTTTGAGTGATCACGGGACGGCCAACACCGTCAATGGAGCCAACACGTACAATTACGTCTTGGCTCTTAACCAATTCTGTGGGGTGGTAGAGCATGAGAATGCCTCAACAATGGAGAAGAGAAAGTGGTTAAGCGTCAGACGTTCTGTACGCTTCCTTTGCCAACCAGTCTAAAAATTCCTCTGATTGGTGCGCCGAGAAACTGCCAATAATGTTCAGCAATTTGTTCATTCGGCAGTAGCTCAAACCGTCCTTCTCTTCCATTGATAGTGGCAGCCGCAGAACTACCAGGAGTGACGCCAGAGAGAGCTAGGGGCCCCGTTAAGCGTCCTTCCATGTAGACAGCCGTATTATCAGCACCAAGCAGATAGTCGTACTGTGGATTGCGTTTCTGCCTCAAACTGGCATAGTAAGTAATGCCAGATGACAGTGCCACATAATTTCCAGTTTCCTGGTCAACCGCATAGCCAGAAGCTACGGACCACACAAGAGTGGCATTAGCCAATGGCGAGAGGCCGTTGATCATGCGACAAAGCCAATGGAGAAAGGGCCAGCGACGGTTTCAAGCATTCGTTTGAACTCTTGGCCATATTGTGTGGCCTCCAGTCCTTTGCCATACACCTTGCCATCAGTGGCGCCAATTTGAACGCCCATTTGTGCAAGTTGAATGGCAATAATGTGAGCAGCGAGATGCTTTACGGCACGATCAGTTTGATCTCCAAAAACATCAACGCTTGCATCTGCCGTGGCTTCAGAGATGGCCCCATTCACAATTCCCGATGGATGCGGGATGAATTCAGGAAAACGATCAAGAAACGTTGCGTAAGTGACAGTCATGGTCAAGCCTTTCCTATCTTGATAGCTTCTTGACGCTTTGCGATGGCATTGCGAACCCTCACGCGACCTTCAATCTTTTTCCATGCCGCGAGTTGATCGAGATCATGGATGACTTCAATGGTCCGAGAGGCTTCAATAATGGGGAGATTGGCAAGGATATGCACATCATGCGGAATGGTTTCCACAGTTGGCTGTTCCCTTACTTCTTCAATGGCGCCAATGGTCATCAACCGCTTAACGGTTGAATTGTCACGGGCTTTTTTCCATTGATCTTCTGGCACTTCCTGATTGAGACCAGGCACCAGTTGAATCATCCCCCCATCGGTGATAATGCCAAAGCCACCTTCACGCGGCGGATTTTCAAGCTCAGGGCGGTAAGCAATTAACATTGATTGTTCAATTAGAACTGTCAATTAGCTTAACGCCCATTGCCTGTCTAGGCTCAGGACGAAGCCTGAACGTAGATCATGCTCTTGGGATAGTACAGAGCCACACCACCCACGCGAGCGTGAGCAGGGACAATGAACTCAAGACCACGTTGCTGAGGCGGGAACAGTTCCAGCGGCTGGGGAATGTGCAGTTGCACTTTCTCAGGATCGCGCTTGTACACCACCATACGGCTGGTGAACAGACGACCACCATTCTTGCCCTTCGTCAGTTGGTTGATCGGCTCAACGTTACGGATGTAGGGATTGGTACGCAGGAAATACTCAAGCACGGTCACGTCCGAAGAATCGGAGTTGCGGGTGGTGCTGATTTTGTTGTAGTCCTCGTAAGCCAGCAGAATGGTATCCGGCTGCTCCTTCATGTTGGAAGCGTTGATAATGGCACTAACGCCATAGTTCAACAGTTCCAGCATTTCTTGAGCGGTGACGCTAACAGTGGTGAACCACTTGTCAGCAGCAACAATGTCAACAGTCGAGTTGTTGAAGAAGCCAGTGAGGCCAACGGAAGCTTCGCCAAACATGGCGATGTTTTCCACTTTCTCTTCATAGGCACGACGCACAGCCGTGGCACGACGCTGCTCAAGAGCCACGTTGGCCATTTGAGCGGCACGCAGTTCCTGAACGGAATAACCGAAGGAACCACCAAAAGAGCGGATGTTGATGCTTTTTTCCGTTTGGCTCACGTCGGCACGAGGCAGATCGTCAGCGCTATCAGCAAGCAGGCGGAATTCACCAGTCGAATCCATGATCCGATAGGTGAAAGTTTGTGCGCCAGGACCAGCTTCGCTAGTCACAGGCAGAATCGAGGAGTATTTGATATCTGCATAAGCAGTTTCAAATACCTGGGGGCGGATGTACTCAAGCTGACGCTGGAGAAACAGACCCGCATCATCCATGCGAAAATCATTCATTGGTTTTCTCCTTACAGGTCGCCAGTGAGGATAAAGGAAGGACCGTTCAGCTCAAGGATTGCCAGGCCGGAACCAGTAACAGAGTTGAGGTAACGGGCATTGGACAGCAGAGCCGAACGAGTGGGCACAGCAGCAGCAGTAAACTGACCTGCGTACCGAACGCCCGAAGTGGTGTGCATCACGCGCACAGCAGTTGTCGGGGTGACACTGCCGTGAACAAACACCACCACGCCACCTTGGTTGATGACGTTAAGGGCTTGAGCTGTTTTAACGCCAGGACGGCTGTTGGCATCACGAACTTGTTCGTCCACATAGGTGCAAACGTTCACACCAAGGAAGGATTCGCCGCTGCCTGCAAGAGTTTTTGCAGAGTTGAACACGGTGCCGCTAGTGTTATAAGAAACACCGTTGCCAAAGGCAAGAACAGCGCCAGTTTCGTTGACATAGGTGCCAACAGTGTTGTCACGAACGTCGGAAAGTTGGCCTTCCTGATAAGCAACGTGAGTCAGAGCATAGCTCTGTTGCACGCCACCAACAGTAGGCGACCCCGACGCGGAAAAAGTTACGGCCATGGATCAGCGCTCCTTAGAGACGGAGAGGGGGGTTTTCCAAGCATTCTGCAGCTTATCCATGTAGGACGAAGGAGCAGACATGGGAGAGGCAATGGAAGCGACTGCTTTACGCAGTTCGTCGGTGGGAGCAGAATCGCCACGAGGGGCTGATTCAGCCAGGGTGTCAAACATGGCAGTCACATAATCATCGGAACGATCCGACAGATCAGCATCACCACGCACGGCTTTAATGGAAGCTTCCATGACTTCACGAGCGGAAAGGCCCGTGAAGTTAAAGGCAGAATCAAGAGAAACGCGAGCCTTGTCGATCAGCGCAATACGCTCTTCAACGAGACCATCAACATTCACTTGCTGGGCAGCGCCAAGATCAGCCTTGAGGCTTTCCACTTCCTCTGCAAGAGCATCGGCACGACCTTCAGCAGAATCGCACTTACCTTGCATTTCTTTTTCCATGGCGTCCATTTCGGCTTTCATGGAATCGGCGGCAGCTTGCAGCTCGTCGCACTTTTTCTTCATGTCCCCATAGGACATTTTGGCGTCTTCCCGTTCTTTGGTAATCGCCAGAGCTACGCTCTCGGTCACCTCAAACTCAGCGCCATCAAAATTGACCTTTGCAGTCATAGATGGTTCCTCAATGGGAGAAAATAGAGAAGGATCGGCAGCATCCAGACGATCTAGATGAAGCTTCACTTGCGGGCCAGCGCGGCCCCTGCGAACAACAGCAATGTGATTTCCGCTGATTTCCGTTTGGACCCCATCGTAATTCTCACCGCTATCAGTGACGCCAGGTGTCGCCTCATAATTGACGCGATAACCAGCGCTGACCTCCTTCGCATCACCACGCATAATGCGCTCAATGGCATCTTTATCAGTGATGGTCATGACGGCACGGACAAAGCCGTTGTCATACACCACTTCAGTGCCACTAAAGCCCACTTGATAGTCCTTTGTATTGGCGCTATCTAGTAAGACTGGGGGATGCTCAAGAGTGATTGCTTTGCCCGCAAATGAGGCCAAGCTTTCAGGAGACGCCACTTCGCTTTCGGGACGATATTCACGCCTGATGGAGCCATCTGCATCGGTGTAATGTTGTACACCAGTGCGAGCGATGGTTGCCCAAGCACGAAGATAACCCTCAGGGGTTAGCTCGTACTTGTCAATTGGCGCTACGTCGTAACGAAAACAAGTGTCGCTCATATCATTACTTTACCAAACAATAAAATGCAAGATAGACTAACTTAGGTTATTTTGCCTAGAAATGCAGCACATTCAACATCGTCGTCTCACCACTCGCCTTCAAGCGCCAATTGTCACCATTCAAGAAAGCAGGCGAATTATTGGAGAAAGAATGAAAGAGGCTCGTTTGAATTGTGGCATGTCGCAAGCGGACATTGCTGAAATGCTCCACTGCGACCAAACCACTATTTCTCGGATGGAGCGTGGACAAATCTCCCCTGACTGCGCCCAAATTCGTGCTCTTAGTTCTGTTTTTCAGCTTTCTATTTTGTACCTTCTCGGTTACCCTACGTTTGTGGTTTCCGCAGTGGAAAATTAATCTTCTTTTTCCTCTTCGTTGCGTAAATCTGCGAGTTGATTCTCGATGCCTTCAATGATATAGGCCCTTGCCATCGCTTCTGCTTCAAAAACTAAAAACTTTGTGGCCTCAAAATATTCGTCAGGCTTTTCGTAGTAATTCTTGACAAAAATGTGCGTTTCGTCCAAGCGGCCATTTTTAAAATGCTGCTCTTCAACGAGGCGCCAATGGGAAGTATTGCGATGCTCGTTAGCTGAGAGAATGGCTAGCGCTTTCATTACGCCAATACCATCTTCTTCTTCTTCAATTACACGGACGTACTCGCTCACTGTTTTGATTGGCGACTCTCCACCATCTTAATGATGCGATTTGCCCACGCCCTTCCTGCATCTCCTCCCCATAGTTGCCAAGCGATGTAACCAGCGTCATTCTCTCCACCACTTTTATTCTTTTCGTGACGAGAGAAAAATGCGGCCATGCGCTTGATGGTGGCAAAGCTTACGGAGTCGCCACCGGCTAAATCACCAGCCCTTGCCACTCCACTGCCAATGCCCTGCTTGCCAGCTTCCTGCGTCGTCAAGCCGCCTTTGCCGTGCTTCTTGCGCAGTTCTAAGCCACGACGCGCTGCGGCTCGTACAGACGATGGAGGAGAGAATGATTCAGCATCTCCCCTTAGCGCTTTTTTCCGCAGGAACCATCCATTTCCTCTTCTTCGCCTTCTTCCTCTGGCTCTTCTACTTCCATGCACATCATGGTATCAATGTAGGCATCAATATAAGCATCGCTTTTATCTTTCATTGACATGCCAGCCTCGGACATGGCGATAGCAATTGCACGTCGGCGGTCAGTAATTTTTTCACCACTGCTGCTTTTAAGAGTGCCAGCCTTGAACTCGCGCAAAACTTTGGCAATCTTTGCCTGCTTTGCTTTTTTGGTTTTAGGCATTGCATCGTTATGTTCTGGCATTGTTTTACCCCTATAGCAATGACTATTGTTTTGTCACTGCAAACACTAAATCATCATAACGTCCCTTTACTCCACGCAAGTCAATAATTTCAAAGACATAACCTTCTGGTACGTGTTGTTCTAGGACGGCGAACCAGTCAGTGCTTTGCACGTCTTCAATGATTGCCACACCGTCTTTGGCAAGCAATGGTAGGTAAAGGGAAAGGAACTGACACTGGCTTTCCAGAGTATGAGGGCCATCATCAATGATGAGATCAATACCTTCGCGAGCCAGTTTCTTTACTTTTGCGGCAGCCTCTTGCGTATAAGCGTCTTCAAAGAAAATCGTGGAACGATTCGAATCAAGACTGTCGTAAATCTTGGGATGGACAGCATCAACATTATCCAAGTAGATAAAATTTGCCTTTGGCAAATAGTCTTGCCATAGCAGCATTGAACCACCATATTGGATGCCTACTTCTGCAACAAGTGCGGGCTTATCAATCAATGGGGCAAAGAAGCGTTCATACATTTCAATGTACGAATGGAAGGTGTCCTTGTCGGTGCCACCGTCTTTTTCGTGGCCATTGATGTCGTAATAAGCAATAATTTCGCGAAGATTCATGGCTGAAAGTAAGAAGGGCAGTAACTAGAAGAAGGACAGGCTTGATTGTAGTGGTCTAAATTGGTTTCGTGCATATTGGCAATTTTGCCAGGCATAGAACCAATCCAAAA